TGTCCGCTACCTGATAGATGTGAAGCAGAGCAAGGCAACATGGAGCTTGATCAATGCTCTTGCCCAAATGGTGGTTTCAGGGTTTACCGGCGTTATTGCTGGCCTGGTGAGCATTGAAAGCGGACTGAGCATTTACATGATTCTGGCAACCGCGGGGATAAGCGGCGCGATGGGCTCCGTAGCGTTGACCTATTTCTGGGAACGAATCACCGGAGTGAAAGCACAATGACAGCAGACCAGATTATCGAGGGGATCCTCGGAAAAGAGGGCGGTTATGTCGATCATCCCTCTGATAAAGGCGGGCCAACCCGCTGGGGCATCACGCAAACCACAGCTCGCGCACATGGCTACACCGGTGATATGCGAAACCTGCCCAGGGAAACAGCAAAGCAAATCCTGCTGAGCGATTACTGGACCGGACCCCGGTTTGACCAGGTGGCAGCTCTATCTACGTTACTGGCGGATGAGCTTTGCGACACTGGCGTGAACATGGGGCCCAGCGTCGCCAGTAAGTTCTTTCAGCGCTGGCTGACGGCAATGAATATGCGTGGGAAGCTTTATCCCGACCTTATCCCGGATGGCGTGATTGGACCCCGAACTATCACCGTTCTGAAGGGGTATCTTTCTGCCCGCGGGAAAGAAGGCGAGCAGGTGCTGCTGAGAGCACTGAACTGCAGCCAGGGCGCCAGATATCTCGAACTGGCGGAGGGCCGCGAAGCCAACGAGGATTTTCTCTACGGCTGGGTTAAGGAGCGTGTCCTGTGAAGATGATCATTTTCGCTTTGCTCGTGCTGGTGGCCGTGCTCGTTCTGTTACTTCTGCGCAAATATACCCGGCTGGAGTTCGTAGGGCATGCCAGCCTGCTGCTGAAAACGTGGTCTGTAAAGCTGGGAGCTATCGGCGCGCTGGTTGGCATGTGGGCGCAGTCGTTCCCGGATGCTGCGCTGCACGCCTGGGCGGTGCTGCCGCCGGATATCAAAAACATCCTGCCGCCAAACATCGTTGCGTTGATTAGCCCTGCGCTGGTGGTGCTGGCCGTGCTATCGCAATACGTGCGCCAGCCAGCATTGAAAGATAAGGCCGACAAACTGAAGGAGCCGCAGCAATGAGCTTTGAAATTATTGCTGGGCTGGTGGTTGTCATCCTGGGTGCGATCGCTGGCGCGTTCGGCATCGGCCATGCACGCGGAACAAGCAAGGCAGAAGCCAAAGCCGAGCAGCACCATACCGAAGAGAAAGCAGCCGCCAGTATTGCTGTGGCAGAACGTAAAGCAGAAGCCACGAAAGGGGCTAGTGATGTTGAAGAGAGCGTTAAGCGTATGGGTGATGACGATGTTGATCGCGAGCTGCGTGGGCACTTCACCCGCCCCGGTAGTCGTTGATACGGCATGCAACTGGGTGAGGGTCATCTACTTGACCGACCACGATATCGACGTGCTGGATAAGCAGACCAAGCGTGACATCCTGGCGCAAAACAAATCAGTGCAGGCTAACTGCCCGCAACTAACCGGCAGGGTTACGCGATGACCAAGGCAAAGAATATTGAATTTCGACTGAGCAAACTTGAGAAAGGGCCAGACGAGAACGTTCTGGCCATCATGGAGATAAGGTCGAGAGCTATTGCAGGTAGCTTGCTGAAGCAGATTTCCTGCCAGGCGTTGAAAGATCGATAATGTCAGTGAAGATTGCCTTGTAGGCTTTATTTAACTTCTCAACTGTTTTCGGGGTGATATCACTCGTAGGCGGCGCGTCGATACCATCCATTAATTCTATTTCAGCAAATTTTTTCAAAACCTGAAGGACACTCTCTTTTTGTTCTTCAGGCATCGTTTGCACAATAAAAGCAACAACGTTTCTCAGCGCCAGGAGTTGAGCATGAGTTACATAGTAATGATCGATCATATTTTCATTCCTGTTCTGTTGAGCTCGGCGATTTAACAGTATAGCGGAGAAATATTGCCCGCTACTCTGTGGCAACTTTCAATCGTGATGACTGGCAATAGCGGGACTTTTTATGCCCGGAACGGAGTATCTATGAAAGAACGAAAACTCGTAATTGAAATTGATGACAACGCCATTGATTCAGTAATCGAAAAGGTTCGCCTGCTCAAAGAAGAACTGAGAAGCCTCAGCCTGCCGATCAACATCTCTGACGCAGTGCCGGCAGCATTAAAGCCAGAAGAGGAAAGGAACACGCAGGATGCCCGAAGCGTATTCCTTAGCAACCTTGATGCCGAAATTATTCAGGCTTGGTCATCATTGACAGCGCTTTTGAATACACGTCGTGACGCGACCTCCTTCGACTAGGAGCTGCTGCTGGCTTAAGGGTGTTTAGTTCATTCACGGCCTTTGTGAATTTAACCCTCACTTTACTGACGCTATCTGATGGCATCTCGCTGAAGAGGCAAGATATAGCGATAGATAGTACCTCGGTCTCACCTTAGAGTGATTCCAGCTCCTCGACGATTTTCTGGAAAAGTTTCTGATTATCAACAGACATAAAAGCTCCTTATTTTGCTGTGTGGAAACTCAAAGATAAGCGAGCGTAACTTTTTGTAACATCCTGATATTCGATCAGTGCCGCTACCGTGCGGCATTTTTATTACCAGAAGTAGTAGAAGAAGCATGTTGACAGTAAAAGTGATGTCGCCTGGCGGCGGCGAAGAAATCCATAGCGGCCTGAGCGTTGGTTTCAACCCCAATCAGCAGAGTATCTCAGTGTCTGGAATGGACCAGAACGTGTTCCTGAAGCAGGGGGAGGTGGCCTATGTGATGAACGCAAACGGCAAGACCATTTCCCGTTACGAACACAGGGCCCAGCAGTAGGCATTACAGAAGCTCCTGAGCTAAGGGGCTTCGATAATGCTAAATCGAAGCATCTGCCTTAAGTGTTATAAAAAACCCCGTGGAGGAAATCCCAAAGCTACGGGGTGCTGTACAGCCAGCCAATGACTGATTGTAGCCACGAAGTTGGTTTATTTTCTACTGGCTGAGAATAAAACTGAGAGCCAGGAAGGCTTGAGAGTGGCTCATCCATAAGCTCACGGGTAGAACGGCAGACTTTGTCATGGCAGAGCAAAGTCATAAGTTAGTTTAGGTAACATTTCGGATATAACAAGCGTAGCGGGGCATTCCTAATAATGGAGCACCGCAGCTAAAGCATTACAGGAGCCATTCTGCCGAGTGGCTTCGATAAGCTCCCCACATCGCACAGAGGTAAGACATGTCAGAGATCACACCAGCAGAACAGATCCGACTGAATCTGTTTTCCACCCTGAACTACGACACAGCAGCCGCAAAAGAGGCTATTGCATTCGTCCAGGATAGCCAACTTAAATATCAGCTGTTTATTCAACAGTACAGCCGCGTAACAACTGAGTCAGAAGTGGTGGCGCGGACCATCAAAGCAGTTCAGGAATCGACCGAGGCGCTGACGCTGTTTGATACCATCGCAGAGCAGGCCAGCTAAGGCATTACAGCAGGCATTCACTGAGTGCCTGTGATAATGCTCAAGGAGCGATTACATGATCAAAGAACCACGCATATACGGCAGCAAGTGGGACCGTGAGCGTCTTATCTTCCTTCGTGCGCACCCCTTGTGCGTCATGTGCCAGGAGCAAAGCAGGGTGACAGCAGCAACGGTGGTTGACCATATCATCCCGCACAAACTGAAAGAGGCTCTGCGCTCTGGTGACAGACAGGCAATAGCGAAGGCGCAAAAGCTTTTCTGGAGCCGGAAGAACTGGCAAGGACTGTGTAAGCAGCACCACGACTCAACGAAGCAGCGAATGGAGAAGCGTGGAACCGTGATCGGCTGCGATGAAAACGGGATGCCACTGGACCCGGCTTCTCATTGGTTTAAATGATAACCATTATCAATATACCTCAAAAGTGATTGTAATTTGAAATCATTAGCATCCAAATGAAACCGATTCTCATCTGAGGGGGAGGGGCGGGTCAAAAGTTCAAAACCTCGAACCCAAATGACCGCCGCCAATCCTTTTTGTGCACAACCGCGAAATGAAAAGTTTTTTTCCGGGAGGTTCCGATGGCAGGACGACGCCCGAAACCGACCCACCTCAAAGTGGTTACCGGCAACCCGGGCAAACGCAAACTTAACGACAAAGAACCATCGCCAGCGCGAGAAATACCAAGCCCTCCAGAGCACCTCACTGACTGGGGAAAGGTGGCGTGGGGGAAGCTGACCGTGCTGCTGGATGGCATGGGCATTTTAACCATTGCCGATACGCTGGCGCTCGAACGACTCTGCGATATTTACGCCGACATTCTGCAGCTTCGCCTGACTATTGCTGACGAGGGGCGAACTTACACCGTGCAGACCGAGGGCGGTTTTTTGATTAAGGCTAACCCGGCAGTAGCAATGTTGGCGGATGCTGATCGACGTTTTAAAAGTTACCTGGTTGAATTCGGTCTGACTCCGGCCGCCAGAACGAAGGTGAAAGTGGATGGTGGAGAAAAAGAAGAAGACCCGCTCAACCAGTTCTTCGGTTGATCCCGCCACGCAATATGCGCGGGATGTAGACTCCGGCAAAGAAATCGCCGGGCCTGACATCAGGAATTCCTGTAAGCGACATCTCAAAGATTTGGAATCCTGCCATGCCCGCGGGTTGGTATGGGATGTTGCATCGGCGCAGCGCGCCATCGACTTTTTTGCCAAGGTACTGAAGCTCAACGGCGGTGAGCATGAAGGTAAACCCTTCAACCTGCTACCGTGGCAGTGCTTTATTGTAGGGTCGATATTCGGCTGGAAGAACTCGGATGGTTATCGTAGATTTCGCATGGTGTACGTTGAATCTGGTAAGGGTTCCGGCAAATCACCACTGGCAGGCGGAGTGGGGCTTTACTGTTTAACAGCAGATAAGGAGCCTCGTGCCGAGATATATGCAGCTGCAACGAAAAAAGACCAGGCCATGATCCTTTTTCGTGATGCTGTCGCGATGGTGGATCAGTCCCCTGCGTTAGCGCAGCGAATAAACAAATCAGGCGGCGCCGGGAAAGAGTGGAACCTTGCGTTTCTTCAGACCGGCTCATTTTTCCGGCCTATCAGTTCGGATGATGGGCAGTCAGGGCCACGCCCACACTGTGCTCTGATTGACGAAATTCACGAGCACAAAAACAACCAGGTTGTGGAAATGATGCGCGCCGGGACGAAAGGTCGTCGCCAGGCGTTGATTTTCATGATCACTAACAGCGGCCACGACAAAACCAGCGTCTGCTACGACTATCACGAGTATGGGCGTAAAGTTGCCGAAGGCTCGATTGAGGATGACAGTTTCTTTTCTTTCATTTGCTCCCTGGACGAAGGAGAAGACCCATTCAAGGACGAGTCCTGCTGGAAAAAAGCAAACCCCTCTCTTGGTCATACTTTTACCGATCGCTACCTGCGTGAGCAGGTTACTCAGGCTCGGGGGATGCCGTCGAAGGAAAGCATTGTTAGGCGGTTAAACTTCTGTCAGTGGGTGGATGCCGATAACCCCTGGATGAGTAGCGATGTGTGGATGGGGTGCGAAGAGGACTTTGACCTGCAGGAGCTGCAGGGAGAAGAATGTTATGGCGGCCTGGACCTTTCAGGAACTCGCGACCTAACGGCGCTGGCGCTGTTTTTCCCGAAAAAGCGCCGCCTGCTCGTAGAGTTCTGGACGCCGAAAGATACTCTGCTGGAAAGGGCTAAAACGGACCGGGTACCTTATGATGCCTGGGAGCGTGACGGATTTATTCACACCACTCCAGGTAAAGCGGTGAAATATGGTTTCGTTGCTGAGCGAATATCAGACCTTTCCCAGATGTTCTATATCAAAGCGATCGCCTTCGACCAGTACCGCATCAAATATCTTGAACCGGAACTGGAGAGCGCTTCTGTGTCGGTACCGCTTATTCCTCACGGACAGGGATATTACAAGGCGCAGGATTCTGGACTGTGGATGCCTCATTCCATCGAACTCTTTGAACAGATGCTGGATGATGGCGTAATCATTATTAAAACAAACCCCTGCCTCCGATGGAACGCTGCTTCCGCCGTAACCGAAGCCGACCAAAAAGAAAACCGCATATTCGCCAAGAAAAAGAGTACTGGTCGAATAGATGGTGTGGTTGCGTCAGCGATGGCAATTGGTGCTGCAGAAGGTTATGAGCCTGATGATGGCGATATTGAGGGCTTTTTTGACGATCCGATCATAGTGGGTATCTGATGGCTAAGAATAAACAGCAACCAGGGCGTGTTAAGAGCGCTCTTTTAAACTGGCTTGGTGTTCCCATAAGCCTGACGAACGGTGAATTCTGGCGGGAGTGGTTCGGAACCAGCAGTAGCGGAAAAGTGGTCACCGCTGACAAAGTTATCCGGCTTTCTGCCGTCTGGGCGTGTGTGAGGCTCCTAAGTGAGTCGGTCTCCACGCTACCGCTAAAAATTTACGAGAGGCAGGCAGATGGATCGCGAAAGCTGGCCCAGAACAATCCCGCCTACCAGATATTGTGCAGGCGTCCGAACCCGGAAATGACACCTTCCCGCTTCATGCTGATGATTGTGGCCAGCGTTTGTCTGCGAGGTAATGCATTTGTCGAAAAGCTGTATATCGGTAGCAAGCTGGTATCGTTGGTCCCGTTACTTCCTCAGAATATGGTTGTAAAGCGACTCGATAGCGGAAAATTACAGTACACCTATACGGATAACGGCGTTCAGCGGATCATTCCTGTAGACAGGATGATGCACATTCGTGGGTTTGGTCTTGATGGTGTGTGCGGGATGATGCCGACAATGGCCGGGGTTGACGTTTTCGGCGCGGCCATGTCGGTTGATGAAGCCGCGGCGAAAATCTTCGAAAACGGCCTGCAAAGTACCGGATTCCTGTCTTCAAAAACGGCGCTTAATAAGGAACAGCGAGAAAGATTGCGTCAAAACCTTCAATCTTTTATTGGTTCTAAAAACGCCGGGAAACTGATGGTTCTGGAAAATGAGCTGACATACCAGAATGTCACCATGAACCCGGAAGCCGCACAGCTTCTTGAAAGCCGTTCATTCAGCATTGAGGAAATTTGTCGCTGGTTTCGCGTGCCGCCATTTATGGTCGGCCATACGACAAAACAATCAAGCTGGGCGTCGAGTCTTGAGGGGATGAACATGCTGTTCCTGACCCATACTTTGCGCCCCCTGCTGGTGAATATTGAGCAGGAAATCTCGCGTTGCCTTCTGAACAGTGATGAGGATTTGTTTGCTGAGTTCTCCGTTGAGGGTCTGCTGCGAGCCGACAGCGCAGGACGTGCCGCCTACTATACCAGCGCCCTGCAGAATGGCTGGATGTCGCGCAACGATGTGCGAAGGCTGGAAAATATGCCACCAATTGAAGGCGGGGATATTTATACAGTTCAGCTGAACCTGACTCAGTTGAAGAATCTCGAAAACAGCAACCCGGCCGTTCAGGCGCTGGCTGTTAGAGAACTTCATAACCACGTATTCCCTGATATTCCTTTCGAGCAATCGCCACTTAAACAGGCTGCTTAGGAGCCAATCCCCATGACAATTAGACAACTTCCGGTTGCTCCGGCGGGACGCCCGTGCGCGGGTGTTACCAGTGAGCCCCAGCCCTCAGCGCTTGAGCGCTGGAATGGTGGGATCAGGGCTGCATCCGATAATGACAACTCGATTTCTATTTTTGATGTTGTTGGACGTGATTACTGGGACGAGGGTGTCACGGCAAAACGCATCTCAGGCGCTCTACGTTCGATGAACGGTGCAGATGTGACGGTAAACATCAACTCTCCTGGCGGCGATATGTTTGAAGGACTGGCAATTTATAACCTTCTCCGCGAGTACCAGGGGAAAGTCACTGTAAAAGTGCTGGGTATCGCTGCCAGCGCCGCTTCAATTATCGCTATGGCCGGGGACGATATACAGATCGGACGCGGTGCCTTTCTGATGATCCATAACTGCTGGGTAGTAGCGATGGGCAACCGCCATGATTTTGCGGAATTATCGGCTTCTCTTGAGCCATTTGATACTGCTATGGCAGATATCTATTCAGCGCGTTCAGGGCTTGATATCACGACCGTACAGCAGCTTATGGATGCTGAAAGCTATATCGGAGGCAGTGATGCCGTAGAAAAAGGGCTGGCCGACAGTCTGCTCTCTGCTGATGCCGTAAGCGATGGTGATGACTCCCCGTCTGCAGCGCTGCGAAAACTTGATGCGCTACTGGCGAAAACAAATACCCCCCGGTCTGAGCGCCGGAAATTAATCAAAGCTTTAACTGGTAACACGCCGGGCGCTGTTGCCGATCCCGATGGTAAGCCGGGCGCTACCCAACCCAACCCTGAAATTTTAGCTGAGCTGGATGTCGCATTAAGCGGCCTGGCGAACGCATGCCAGTAACGGAGAAATTATGTCTGACGTGAACGATATTCTTAAAAAAGTCACCGCCTCCATTGAGGAAGCGACCGGAAAATTTAACGCCAAAGCGGAAGAGGCGCTGACTGAGGCGAAGAAGAACGGCAAATTGTCGGCGGAAACCAAAGACACCGTGGATAAAATGGCGTCTGAACTCAACGCACTGAAAGAAGCCGAAAAAACTCTTAAAGCCGCGCTGGGTGAACTGGAGCAGCATGTTGCGCAGATGCCGCTGGCAAATGCAAAACAGGTTGTGGAATCTGTAGGTCAGCAGGTTATTTCTGCTGAAGCGCTGAAAACCTTTGCTGCCAGCGTCGCGGCCAGCCAGCGGATTTCAATTCCGGTGAAGGCGGCGCTACTTACCGCTAATGTCCCCGGCAATATTGTTGCTCCTGACCGTCTGCCGGGTATTGATACCGCGCCTAAGCAGCGTCTGTTTATCCGCGATCTGATCGCGCCAGGCACAACGGCATCAAACACCATTTACTGGGTGCAGCAAACTGGCTTTACCAATAACGCAGCGGCGGTCGCAGAAAATACGACCAAACCGTACAGCAATATTGAGTTTGCAGAAAAAATCACGCCAGTTCGAACCATTGCGCATCTTTTCAAGGCATCCAAACAGATCCTCGATGACTTTTCGCAACTGCAGTCTCAGGTGGATGCTGAAATGCGCTTCGGCCTGAAGTATGTCGAAGAGCAGGAAATTCTGTTCGGCGATGGTACTGGCGCTCATCTGGAAGGCATCATTCCGCAGGCTTCAGCATTTGCGGCAGCGTTTCAGGTTAAGAATCAGAACGGTATTGACGATCTGCGTCTCGCGATGTTGCAGGCTCAGCTTGCCCGTTTCCCGGCATCCGGTCACGTCCTGCACTTCATTGACTGGGCGAAAATTGAGTTGACCAAAGACACGCTGGGCCGCTACATCCTGGCAAACCCTGCAGCTCTGACGGGGCCGACTCTTTGGGGCCTTCCGGTCGTTGCGACAGAAGCTACGGCATTCCAGGGTAAATTCCTGACCGGGGCATTTAGTGCCGGTGCGCAGATTTTTGACCGTGAAGAAACGAACGTTGTCATCTCTACTGAGAACGCCGACGACTTCGAGAAAAACATGATCACAATCCGTTGCGAAGAGCGCCTGGCGCTGGCCGTTAAACGTCCTGAAGCCTTTGTTTATGGCTCATTCACTGTTCCGGCGTCTGGCGGTCAGTAATATCTTGTGCGGCCTTCGGGCCGCAATATTTGAGGGAATACAATGAAGCTTATCGCGGTTAAACCAATTTACTTCGGCGGTGTAGTTGTGGCTGAGGGTGAGTTACTGGAGACGCAGGAGCAGCACGGTCGCGAACTGGTCAAAAAGGGATATGCACGGCTGGTGAATGTTGATAATCCTGCGCAGCCGGAACAGCCGGAACAGCCGGAAACCGTGCCAGAGAAGAAGGCTAAAAAATAATGTTAGAACTTGAAGTGGTTAAAGAGCACTGTCGCATTGAGCCTGATTTTACCGATGATGACTCAATATTGACCCTCTACATCGGAGCTGCTTCTCGTTACGTCGAAACATGGACTCGTCGCAAAATGTATGAGTCCGAAACCAGCGAGGGGTATGCAGATGATCCTGATTCAATTCTCCCTGGCGATGATGTGAAAGCAGCGATGCTTCTGCTTATCGGTCACTGGTACGAAAACCGTGAAACGGTCTCTGTCGGTCAGGCTGCTACTGATATTCCGTTTACTGTCGAGGCGCTTCTCCAGCCTTACAAAATTTATGGTATTTAAGCGGGGGAATTATGCAGGCAGGACGATTACGGCACCGGCTCACCATTCAGAACTTCACAACCTCCAGAACGCCTTCAGGCCAGCCCGTTGAAAATTGGGAAGATGGGAAAACCATCTGGGCCGAGGTTAAGGGGATAAGCGGTCGGGAGCTTTTAGCCGCTGGCGTAGAGCATGCTGATGCGACAATCCGGGTCTGGGTGCGTTTTCGCAGGGATATTTCAGCTACATCCCGATTGAAGGTACGGACCGGCCCGTTTAAAGGCGCAGTTCTTAACGTTACCGGGCCTCCGGTTCCTGATATCAAAGGTACCCGGCTGGAAATTCTCTGCAAACAGGGGACCGAAAAATGATTGATGTGAATCTGGATTTTTCCGGTTTGCAGGATATCGCCCGAGACCTGCAGACCCTCAGCAAAGCTGAAAACAATAAAGTCCTCCGGGATTCGACCCGCGCCGGGGCCGAAGTTCTCCGGCAGGAAGTGATTGACAGGGCTCCTGAGAAAACCGGGAAGCTGAAGAAAAACGTTGTTGTCGTCACCCAGAAAAGCCGCCGACGCGGTGAAATTTCCTCGGGGGTGCATATTCGTGGTGTTAATCCGCGAACAGGGAACAGCGACAACACCATGAAGGCCAGCAACAAGCGGAATGCTTTTTACTGGCGCTTTGTCGAACTTGGGACTGCTACGGCCCCTGCACATCCCTTTGTGCGTCCTGCGTTTGATACCCGGCAGGAAGAAGCTGCACAGGCAGCAATGAACCGAATGAACAAGGCGATTGATGAGGTGCTGGCGAAATGACAGAGGATGATATCTACGCTTTGCTTGCTCCGCTGGCAGACGGGCGGGTTTATCCGTATGTGGTGCCGCTTGGCAGCGACGATTTACCCGCGGTGGCCGCTCCTTACATCATTTTCTCGATACCGACTGATGTTGCCGGGGATGTGTTCTGCGGGCAGGCCGAATCGACGCTGCACATTCAGATAGACGTGTGGGCAGAAACTAACGATGAGGCCAGGGCGTTGCGGCTTGAGGCCCTTGCCCGGCTTGAAGTGCTTTCTCCTACCGAGGTGACAAAAATCCCCGGCTACGACACCACAACTCACCTGCATCGGGCAACGCTTGAAATAACCGTCATTGCCTGACTGAAACCAATCCAACCTGACCGCCGCTGGCGGTTTTTTTTCATTTATGGAGGCTGCAATGTCAGCACTATTTGAACGCGCCCAAAAAACGGTAGTAATGATTACATCAGTGCCGGTCACTGCGGAAGAGCTGGCATCGGCGACCTGGCTCAACCTGAGCTGCACCATTAAACAGGCCAGCTTTACCGCTGGTCAGAAAAACGATATTGACGTTACAACGCTATGCTCCGAAGAAACGGAAAATATCAACGGGCTCCCGGCACCGTCTGAGATGTCTCTCTCCGGTAACTTCTACCGCAACCCGGCGCAGGATGCACTTCGTGCAGCATACGATAACGACGGCGTTTATGGATTTAAGGTTATTTTCCCGTCTGGTAATGGATTCATGATGCGCGCCGAGGTACGTCAGCACACCTGGGATTCACAGGCAAATAGCGTTGTTGCTGCGACTTTCTCCCTTCGTCTGAAAGGTAAGCCGAGCAATATTGATGCCTCCGGCGTCCTTGCATTTAGTAGCGATCTGCCAGTCACTGAATCGGTTACTGCCGGAAGCCCACTTTCCTTAAGTGTGGTGGCTACAGGTGGTAAAGCCCCATACACCTACGTCTGGAAAAAAGGTTCGTCAACCGTCAGCGGGCAGACCAGCGCAACGTTTAATAAGGCCAGTGCAGTTTCTGGTGATGCCGGTGTTTACTCCTGTGTAGTCACTGACTCTGCCACTCCGGCGAACGTTATCACCTCATCTGACTGCACCGTCACCATCAGTTAATGGAGCGCCGGGAAACCGGCGATAAACTTAATGTCAAAACAGAATCTTAAAGCGCTGGCACTGGCCCCGATGGCGGGTTTCCGTAAAAAAGAAGTCACCGTTCCGGAGTGGGAAAACGCCAGAGTTATTATTCGTGAACCATCGGCTGAAGCCTGGATTCGCTGGCAGGGGATTGCCAGCCCGGAACAACCAAAACTACCGGAAGGGCAGAAAGCGCCAGAGGTGCCAGAACTGACCCCTTCAGAACGCGCGTTCCGCACGATGCGGGCAGATGTCACACTATTCATTGATATTCTGCTGGATACCGACCTGCAGTACGTTTTCACCATCGATGATACCGAGCAGGTTGAAGCAATTTATGGCCCTGTCCATTCCCGGTTGTTGAAACAGGCGCTTGATCTCATTCGTGACGCGGATGATGCCAAAGCAAAGTAAAAATGCCTGGCATGCAGTTCCTGATGGCGCTGGCGCTCCGGATGGGCCGCACGCTGGGCGAACTGCGACAAACCATGACGGTTGGCGAATTCAGGATGTGGGCTGAGTACGACCGTATCAGCCCAATCGGCGATATTCGCGGCGATATCCTCAATGCTCAGCTGGTATCTGCGGTTTACGGAGCGCAGGGCGGTAAAGTCACCATTGAAGATGCTCAGCTTCAGTGGAGCACAGAAGAGATTGAGGTAAACGACCGCGGCGATCCCTTTGCAGGGCTGGAAGCGGCGCTGCTGGCTGCGTCAGCATAGCCAGTAATAATTCGTGTGGATGCCACTCATAACAGGTGTTATGTTGTTTTTTTTGACACACGGAGTGCTTTAAATGACTACTACTGGCTGGATATTATTATTTGTTTTTGCTCGCCTTATTGATCTTGTTATCTGGTATTTCCTGAACAGAGGAAGCGTAAGAGCTAATGATCAGATCGCTATGCTTAAAGAAATCTCTGAAAAGCAAAGTGCTCAAATTGATCTTCTGATTGCACTTGCTCATAAAAAAGAGGAACCAGAAAAAGATTATCTGGAAGAAGCAAGGAAAAAAGCTGGTTTAATTTAATAATATTGAAATCATAAAAAAGCCCCACAATGTGGGGCTTTTTGTTTCTGAGGAAATGAAATGGCAACCCTGCGTGAACTTATCATTAAAGTTTCTGCTAACTCTCAGTCATTCCAGACCGAGATAGCCCGCGCGTCACGTATGGGGGCTGATTATTATAAGACAATGCAGAATGGCGGCAGGCAGGCTGCGGCTTCAGTTCGGGAAACTCGCCGTTCTATTGCTGAGCTAACTGACCAGATGGAGTCAGCAAAGGCTACCGCACTGGGGTTAACCGGGGCATTTGCTGGTGCTTTTGCTACGGGGTATTTAATAGCCCTGGCTGATGAATGGAATTCAGTAAACGCCCGCCTAAAACAGGCATCTCAATCAACTGATGATTTTACCAGCTCTCAAAAACAGCTGATGGATATCAGTCAGAAAACGGGTACATCTTTTTCTGACAACGCTAATTTATTTTCCCGTTCAGCAGCCTCAATGCGGGAATATGGTTACAGCTCCAGCCAGGTGCTGGATATTACTGAGGCTATTTCTACTGGTTTAAAACTTTCTGGCGCGAATGCTCAGGAGTCCAGCTCGGTCATCACTCAGTTTAGCCAGGCTCTGGCGCAGGGCGTGCTGAGAGGTGAAGAATTCAATGCCGTCAACGAGAGCGGCGACAGGGTTATACGGGCGCTTGCGGCAGGGATGGGGGTTGCGCGTAAAGACCTTAAATCTATGGCGGATCAGGGGCAGTTAACCATTGATAAAGTAGTGCCAGCCCTCATCAGCCAGCTTGGTAAGCTACGGAATGAATATGGTGAATTGCCGCAGACAGTTTCATCGTCGGCAACAAAAGTTGAAAACGCTTTTATGCAATGGGTCGGTGGAGCTAATGAAGCTAGTGGCGCGACAAATACCTTAACCGGATTACTTGATAGCGTAGCCAACAATATTGATCAGGTCGCCACTGCTGCCGGAGCGCTTGTTGCCGTTGGTGCAGCCCGATATTTGGGAAATATGGCTCTTGGTGCCAGCTCTGCAACGGCTGGGATTATTAATGCTGCAAAAAGTGAAGTAGCTTTAGCTGAAGCCCAGGTCAGAGGGACGCAGGTTTCGACAGCTCGCGCGCGTGCTGCAGTTTATCGTGCTCAGCAGGCACTGGCAGCGGCGCGGGGTACAGACGCGCAGGCCGCCGCAGAAAAACGGCTCTCACTGGCGCAGGAGTCACTTAACCGTAATATTCAGGCCAGAGTATCCGCTCAGACTGCGCTGAACTCGGTTACTGCTGTAGGTTCCCGGCTCATGGGTGGAGCATTAAGCCTCGTTGGCGGTATTCCAGGGCTGGTTTTGCTTGGTGCCGGTGCCTGGTACACGATGTACCAGAATCAGGAACAGGCCAGATTATCCGCTCAGGAATATGCAAACACCATTGATGCAGTCCGTGAAAAGACAAAATCAATGTCCCTGCCCGAAGTTTCTGATAATGAGACCAAAACCCGTCAGGCGCTGGAGGAGCAAAATCGTCTTGTTGATGCACAGGCATCAAAAGTAAAAAGCCTGAAGGAAGAGATCGCGGGCTATCAGTATGTTCTGTCCAACCCCGGGCCGACAACCAGTGGCGGTTTCATGATAAACCACCTTACTTCGGTTGAAACGGTCACCCGTAGTCTGGAAGAAGCGACTTCCGCTCTGGCCGTTGAACAGGAGAGGCTGACTCAGATGCAGGCTAAGTCTGAGTCGATCCAGTCGGTACTGGAAGGGATAGAGAACAGGCGAATAGCATTAATCCGGCAGCAGGCCGCAGAACAGAATTCAGCATATCAATCGTTATTAATGATGAACGGTGAGCATACTGAATTTAACCGTTTGCTGGGTCTCGGAAATAATCTCCTCATGGCCCGGCAGGGGCTGGTAAACGCACCACTACGCTTACCGCAGGTAGACCTCACAACCCAGCAAACGGCTGCACTTGAAAAAAGCCGTCGTGATCTGGCGCTTTCAAAACTCAAAGGTGAGGACAAAGAGCGCGCACGACTGGGTTATGCTGCGGATGACCTGGGGTTAACTAACGACCCACAGTTTCAGACCGGACGGCAGGAGTTGATTAATAACGGCCTGAATGAATGGAGAAACAACCAGGAAAATAAACCCAAGCCAAAAGGAAGGCATGGGAAAACCGAGGCGGAGAAAACCGAAGATACCTATACCCGGCTGATTAAACAGCAACGGGAGCAAATTGCTCTTTCCAGCCAAAACACTGAACTGGCAAAGATGAAATATCAGGTTACTCAGGGGGAATTATCTTCGCTTGAAAAATCCAAAAAGGAAACGTTGCTGCACAATGCGGCGCTTATTGATCAGAAAAATATCGCTGAACAGTTAAAAACATTCCACGAAGGTCTGGCCGACAGTAATGCTGCCGCCCGGGAAAGGGGGAATATCGATTTCCTCGGCGCGGGACAGGGGGATAAAGCCCGTGACCGAATGAAGGAAATGGCGGATATTCGTGCTGATTTTCTCAGGCAGCAGCGTGACTTACAGCGTGATTTCAGTCGTGGGCAGATTTCCGAAGACCTGTATAAAAAGCAAACGGAAGCGCTTAAAACAGCGCTTGCCGAACGCCTGGATATTCAGGAGGAGTATTACAAAAAAACCGATGAACAGCAGTCAGACTGGCGCGCGGGGATCAGCGATTCCCTGATGAACTATGCCGATCAGGCTTCTGATCTGAGTTCAATGGCTGCCACTGCAACCAGCGAGATTCTGGATGCCACCACTAACTCTATCTCCAACAACCTGACAAACGTCCTGACAGGCGCTGCTTCGTTTAAAGATGGGATGTCGAATATTTTTTCTTCCCTGGGCGAAACGGTGATTAAGACGCTGATCCAGATGGCAACACAGGCGTTGATCACTAAAGCGATTATGGCGTCATTTGGCGGCGGAGCGGGTGGGTTGTTCGGTAGTCTTTTTGGCGGTGCCAGCGGTGCGGCAAGTAGTGGTACCGCTATTCAAAGCGCGGGAGCTAATTTTTCATTTAACGCTCTCGGAGGCGTTTACGATTCTCCGTCACTTTCTGCCTACAGCAATGGTGTTTACAGCACTCCCCAATATTTTGCGTTTGCGAAAGGTGCGGGTGTATTCGGCGAGGCCGGGCCGGAAGCCATCATGCCGCTTACCCGTGGTGCTGATGGTTCGCTGGGGGTCAAAGCTGTTGGGCGGGAATCGCCGGCGGTACAGAACGCTGCGAAGCAGATCCAGGCACAGCCACGAATTGCTGTCAGCGTAGATGCCAGAAGTACGTTCACCGGTAAACCGGATGACATAACGATGCAGGCAATTGAGCGAAGGAATGACGCTCTGGAACAGCGGATAGTTAACACCTTAACCGCCGAAGTAAATAACCCCCAGAAGAAATTCGGTCGGGCTATTTATTCAAATCTCCAATCTAAAAAACCAAGATAGACCTGCCCGGAGGGAATATTCATGGCAGATATTTTCTACCCGGATGAATACCTGCCCATGCCGCTTATGGACGGGTACGGGTTTAAGCCCATATCACCTTTACTGCGAACGGAGATGACTTCCGGTCGCGCTCAACAACGAAGGCGATATACCTCAACACCCACCCAGGCATCAGTTAAATGGATTTTTAAAACTGATGCTCTGGCGCAGGTGTTTGAGGCGTTTTTCAGGGATGCGCTTAAAGATGGCCAGTCCTGGTTCTATCTGAAACTCCAGACTCCAGTCGGGGTAAAGCCCTATAAAGCCAGGTTCGTGGATATTTACGAAGGGCCGACGCTGGTCGCGCCAAAATACTGGCAGTACAGCGCAACGCTGGAATTATGGGAACGCCCTTTACCGCCTTCTGGCTGGGGGAATTACCCGGAATGGCTGGCTGGCCAGTCGTTACTGGATATTGCGCTAAACAGAGAGTGGCCGAAGCATGACAATTCTTGAGCGGCTATATGCCAGCAGCGGATCGGAGGTTATTCACGATACGTTGCAGATATCGGCAGGTGATGATAACTACTGGCTAACCAGTGGCTGGGATGACGTTTCCGTGATGCTGGAAAATGGTCAGCCGGCGACGTTTGAAGCCAGCGCGATAGATATCGCCTTGCCAGCCAGGAACGCCGACGGGACACAGGATTTAAAGTTTGCTATCAGCAATATTGACGGACGGGTTTCAGAGGCGATCGATAAAATTCTGGATGAAATGAAATCAGCCACGCTGACATTCCGGCGGTACATTTCATCTGATCTGTCTGCTCCGGCATCATCACCGTATACGCTCGATATCAAATCCGGCTCCTGGACCCCGACAGCAGTTCAGGTCACGGCAGGCTATATGAATGTCCTCAAAACAGCCTGGCCCCGTAAACGTTACAACCTCGCCGAGCATCCGGGCTTACGTTACTAATCTGAGGCAAATATGTTTAATCCTGATAAATACCGTTCAGTCACCTGGCTGAAGGGCGGGCGCGTACATCCGCAGCTCGACTGCTTCGGCATTGTAAATGAGATACGTCGCGACCTGGGGCTACCTGAATGGCCGGATTTTGCAGGTGTGACCAAAGAAGGCGGGGGCCTCGACCGGGAAGCGAGAAAGCTGATGCTTACGCTGAAACGTTGTGAACCCTGTGAAGGTGCCGGAGTGGCTTGCTATTCGGGTTCAACGGTTTCCCATGTTGGGATCGTTGTGATGCTCGATAACCAGCTGCAGGTCGCGGAATGCAATCCAGGCCCGGGGGTTACGTTTCTGCCACTGTCGCGATTTATCCGTCGCTTTAACCGCGTGGAGTTTTGGCAATGACGATAAAGTTTTACCCGTCCCGGCTACCGGGTGAACCCCTTGAAACGCACGAGCATGGTGTGCTGACGCTGCATGAGTGGATGAGCAGAAATGTCCCGAGCTATTCACAGGATAAAACTCATCCTGTCGTGATCGAGCTGAACGGCCAGGCAGTCCCCCCGGCGGAATGGCCGTTATGTTTGTTGCGGCCAGACAGCGACGTGCGGATATATCCCATTCCGTATGGCACGGGTCTTGAAATTGCCGCGTGGGTTTCGGTGGCCGTATCCATTGCGTCTACGGCATATGCATTATTCTTTGCCCCAAAACCAGAACTGGGCGGCTTTTCATCCAGTAACGCTTCATCGCTGGATCTGAATCCGGCTAAAGCCAACACAGCGAAGCTTGGCGATCCCGTTAGGGAAGCTTTTGGGCGAAACCGGATATACCCGGATTACCTGGTGCAGCCGGTAACGCGATTCGACCCCGCTGATCCCACCAGAATGACGGTCGAAATGTTTGTCTGCCTTGGATATGGGCGTTTCTCCTATACCGGTGGGGATTTTCTGGTAGGAGAAACTCCGGCGCTGACCTTAGGCGAGGGCTTTTCATATACCAGCTATGGGCCTGGCGATAATGTGGCCGGGGATCGTCGCAGTGAGATATGGTTCAACTCAACGGAAGTTGGGGGAACGTCGAGCGGCAGCGGCCTCGATATGGCTCAGACTGCCCCTGACGCCAGTGATATCGTTGCTGATGCCATGACCGTCAGCGGTGCCTCTGTCTCGTTTTCTGGCCTCGATGTCGATGATGATAATGATGAAGACGAGGATGAGAACAAACTTCCTCCTGGCTGGATCGCCGGTGCAATTGTCACCCTGAAAGCGCCAGTGAATTATCAGGTATCCATCGAGGGCGGTTTTAACGTGCTGACAGGCGACGTCGTGTCAGAGATTGCGCCATTCAGCGGAATGCCTGTCACCCTAACGTTTAACGGTACTGACTATAATCTCCAGATCGCCACGTATACCCCGCACCAGGACGCCATTCCGGGAGCCGGTGGAGCGACTGCGGTATTACGCGCCAGTGCGTCGCCGTCAACGTATGACTTTACGACAACCAGCCAGACCTTTGCTCTGACCTGGCAGGGTATCACCTATACCATATCTCTGGTCGCCAACTACGGCACAATGTCTGGCTTGCTCGCAGCGATTAATGGCGGGTTGAATGGTTCGGGGCTCATTGCTCAGGATGATGGCGGCGTGATACGTATCGTCGAGATCTCCAGCCCCTGGCGTGGCGGTTCCATTACGTCATCTTTCCTGCCTGCGTCAGTATTTGGTGACAGCCCGGTATTTACTGCTGGTGCAGCCTCCAGCGGCGGAAGCCCAGCGGTAACAGCCAGCGTCACGCTGGCATACGATTCTGGCACTGCCTTTTCCGGATTGCCGGAAGGCACCCAGCGGATTTCCCTGGCGCACCGTGGCAACGAATACCAGATAGCGTCTACTGATGGCCCCTCTGCGACCGTACAACGTGTGGTTAACGGTGTCGTTGACAGCACCTGGTCAGGCTTTATGACCCGTACCGTCGTGGATTTTGCCGCGTCTGGTATTAACGATAATGAAACCTGGCTCGGCCCTTTTCTGGCCTGCCCGCAAAATGAAGTTGTGGACGCCTTCGAGGTCAACTTTGCTTTCCCAAACGGAATTTGCGGGTTCCAGAACAACGGGAATAAGCGGGTCCGCCATGTCGAGTATGAAATCCAGTATCGCGTTTATGGTTCCGGATCAGGGTGGACGAGTAAGCCAGGGGTTTACGCGCTTAAAAACATTAATGGCCTCGGTTTTACAGAGCGTTTTGATCTGTCCTCTCCTGGGCTGGTGGAGGTTCGATGCCGCCGCCGTAACGAGCAGGGGAGCAACAACGCGAGAGACAGCATGTTCTGGCAGGCGCTCAGAGGTCGTTTGCTTTCCCGTCCGACCTCCTACGCAGGGATATCAACAATAGGGATCACGGTTGAAACCGGCGGCCAGCTGGCGGCGCAGTCAGACAAGCGTGTGAGTGTTGTCGCCACGCGAAATTATGATGGCGGTGGTGACAGGACAATCAGCGGTGCGTTCCTGCATCTTGCCCGCAGTCTGGGATATCGCGACGACCAGATCGACATTGCGGCGCTCAGTACGCTGGAGGCTACCTACTGGACGCCAAGGGGAGAATATTTTGATCACCAGGCAAGCAGTGACAGCACGTCAGCAAAGGATATTTTCGACAAAATAGCCGAGGCTGGCATGGGGTATTTTCTGCTGTCTGACGGGTTGCTTTCTGTCGGGAGAGAGGGCGTCAAAAGCTGGACAGGGATCATTACTCCTCAGGATACCGTGGAGGAAATGCAGACGTCATTCAGGGTCCCGTCGGAGGATGATTTTGATGGCGTGGATGTGAAATATATCAACCCTGTGACCTGGGCGGAGGAAACCGTACAGTGTCGGACGCCGGAAAATCCTTTTCCGCGCAAAACGGAGGCCTACACCATTGATGTTGCCATGACTGCAGATCGCGCCTGGCGTATAGGGATGCGTCGGTTAATGAAATATCTCCACCAACGTCGAACCTATACGGCTACGACTTCAATGCTGGGATGGTGTCATGACTTCGGTGATCACATCATTTTGTCCGACGACATTCCAACCGGGAAAACCCAAAGTTGCCTGATTGACGCGATGATTTACGACTTCCAGGAAATTACGCTGCACGTCACGGAGCCACTGGACTGGAGCTACGCGAATCCTCGCTGCTGGATACAGTTTCAGGACGGTCGACCATCATCGCGAATGCTCACGCCGCAACGGGTAGATGATTTCACGCTGACGGTGCCGTACAACGACGACCTGCATCCGGATGACTGGATAATGGATGATCCAGATATTGATCCGCCGAAGTTATTGTTCTGCGACAGTGAAAAGGGTGCGCGGCATGGGATAGTCCAGGAGGTTGCCCCATCCGGTGACAGCAACTGTCAGATTACTGCACCTGAATATAAAGAAATTTTCTACCAGTACGACGACGCTACATACCCGGGCGACGTCGCTTAATACCAAAAACTCCCCTAATTAACTCTTTTCGCTCAAACCCTCGTTTGGGCGATGCCTCTTTTTGGAGCAAAAACATGGCCTTTAACCCGGAGCTGGGGAGCACGTCTCCCGCTGTGTTGCTCGATAACGCCGAGCGCCTGGATAAGCTGGTTAATGGTCCCGCCGCAGATGTTCCCGACCGTGGTGGTGACCCTCTTTATTCATGGCGCCAGATGATGGCGAAAAACGATGAGATCCGGCAGAACATCATTCCGCTCAGCAAGCAGTACATGACGATTGAGGCTGCGCAGGCGGATATCGCGAATATTCCAGAAGGCAGCAGCACCTATGTTCGCAGTCAGGACGGAAGCTCTCTGGCCGATGAGTACATCAACAATGGTGGCACCCTGACTGCTACCGGACGGAAGATGCCATCCGGGGCCGCAGTTGAACTCATGTCAGATACCGTCCAGCGTTTAATGACGGCGCTGCACGTTATGGCGGAGGGCGGCACAAGCTCTGGTTCAGGTATTGAAAGCAGCGACACAGTGCAGAATCTGATGACCGGATTTAACGTGCTGGCTGAGTCAATTAATAATCTGTCAGTGGGAAACCAGCAAAATGCCAGCGGATTATCAAGGCTGGTCTCATCAGTCCAGATTTGCACTGAAATGCTGAACACTCTCGCGGCTGAGATCGTAACCCCTGACGGCGCATCACAGTATGGCTATGCGGCATTTTCCGTGCCCGGTACAGTCAACGCTGGTAACGGGTCGTTTGGCACCGATACACGCTACCGCAGGACCGGGATGATCCCGGTTCGCAAGGGTGACGTTGTGCGCCTCACTGTTTACACCACATCGGCAACCGCAGGCCACGCAGCTGCGCTGTACGATTCATCAGGGGCGTACGTTGGCCCGCTGGGGATTATGTGCGCGTCGTATGCGGCGTATCAGGCACGGTATTACCAGTGTGAAATTGCTCAGGACGGGTTTGTCGTTGCGAACACGCTGGACCAGGGCGCGTCCCCCTCTGCTGATGTCACCGGTGCGGTACTGACGATTGACCACCGTCTGCGTGGCCGGGCTGCAGATGCTGTTCTTAAACTGTCAAAATCCGATTTAATCCCTGTCCGTCTCGATAACGGAAATATCAATGCGAGTTCTATCACGCAGGACGGTATCGTTAACTACTCCACCGGGCTGTATTCCTGCACTGGCGGAAGACTCCTGTTCAGTGGCCTGCCTGTAGCCTCGGCTCCAGGGCAGAGCAGTAGTCTGTATAACGTTGTTTTCTATGATGCAAACAAGGCGCTTATTGCGTATCGTCCTGTATTCTCCAGTTCGGGGTATGTGGTCATTCCCGAAGAGGCCGCGTACTGGGCGCAGCAGATAATCACCGACAGAACACCGGACTGGTCTGCTGTCTCAATCGTTTATTACAATTATGTCTATAAAGACGAGTTGCATAAACTTCTGTCTTCGGAGCGCGAGCGTCTTGGACTTGATTATCCGAACGAGTATTGGCTGCAGGATTTCAGCGGTACTACCGATATTGAGTGGATTCAGAACGCAATGGACTGGGTGCATGATGCCGGAGGCGGCTGGTTAATATTGTCATCGGATTACGTAAAACAGCAGTTCATCATCTCCGAAGCGGTTATTCACCGCAGCAATGTCTGGGTCGTTCTTGACAATGTTGAGATTAAATTGCAGGACGGCGTGCATGACAATCTGTTTCGCGCCGCCGGTGTTATTGTCAATCCTGACGACCCGTTTGGTCTGTGCCTGGACCTGGAAATTACGGACAACGTCCGTCTGATTGGCACAGGTTACCCGAAACTAAGCGGCGCTGACGTGGCGTACTATGCTGATATTCCTGCAGGTGCCGGGCCACGCTACTGGATTGGCGACGAATATGGCTGGCGAGGTACGGGGCTGATTTATTACGGTACGCAGAATTTTGAAATCGGCGGATTCAAACTCCAGAACGTAAAAAACTGGGGGACTGATTTTGGGTACGGTTCTAAAAATGGCTATATCCATGATATTGACCTGTGGCAGCCGAACAAAAACGGCGACGGCATCCACTTCACTAACGGGGCCAGTCATATGCGCGTCCGTCAGATTTTCGGCTATGCGCGCGACGACTGCTTAGCGATGGTCAATAGTGATGACTCTCTGGTTTACGGTCCTGACAAAATCCCGACTGAGGGTTCAATTCGTCAGTGGATTTACCCTACGTGTCCATTCTGGTACGGGTGGGCTGGGAATGAGGCTGTGGGAACCAGCAACGATATTCACGATATCACTGCTACGAATATCGGGTTAACCGGTAATGAGCAGGTCAGCACCATTCTGACCACGCAGTTTAAAATCTACAACGTGACAATCAGCGGTATCAGCAGCGTCAACTATATGACTCCAGGCCGTGGCTGGGATGAAGTTAATGCGATTCTGAAATCGTATGCCGGGTTTGGG